AAATACCGTGGTCTTGAGCAACTTCACGGTTAGAGGCGTTGATGGAGCGTTAACAGCCTCTGCAAACCATGCTGTTATGCTTAAACCTGCTGACCCAAACAACTTCTTGCCCTTTGATCAACTAACGCACGATCAAGCCATCGCTTGGACTAAAGAGGCTTTAGAACCTGCTGGCGTTTCATCGATTGAGCAAGAAGTGCAAAACCAGATTGACGAGCAAAAGCAACCTGTAGCGACTAAGGTTGATTTGCCTTGGAATTGACTATGCAGAATATCAAACTTGACCTAAATATTAACGAGCTTAATAGTATTTTGAATGCTTTAGGTGCCATGCCTTACGTGCAAGTGGTTGCCTTGATTGACAAACTCAAAGTTCAAGTAACGCCTCAAATCCAAGAAAAATCGGATCATAATGACGATGATCATGTGCGTTAAACAAAAGTTTAACGATAGAGCTGCAATAGGGAGTTAGCTATGTCCGTCTTTATTTCAGCGCTTGGTGGCGCGGCAGCACAGTTTTTTGATAGCAGCGGCAACCCTTTGACGGGAGGGCTACTCTACTCATACGCCGCTGGTACCACGACACCTCAAGCCACCTATACATCGTCAGCAGGTTCAACGGCGCATACAAACCCAATTGTGTTGGACGCAGCAGGACGCGTTGCATCGGGCGAGATTTGGGTAACCGCTGGTCTTAATTACAAATTTGTACTAAGAGACAGCGCGGGCGCGTTAATTGGAACCTATGACAACCTAAGCGGTCTTAATGGCGTAGATGATGCTTCGCAAATAATTTACGACCCACCGTTTACAGGGGCCGTAAGCACCACGGTCGAAGCAAAGCTAGAGCAAACCTTATCAGTGCTGGATTTTGGCGCTGACCCAACCGGTTCGACTGACTCAACAACGGCCATCCAAAACGCCATCGATTACGCGCAGTCTAAAAACGGCGGCATCATTTTGTTCCCTTGGGGTACTTACAAAATATCGTCGCAAATTAACATCACCAAATCAAACGTGATGTTGCAAGGCTACGGCGCTAACTGTATTCACGATGGTGGTACAGGCGCTTCCCCAGCAACCACGATTGTTTGGTATGGTGGTGTTTACGCGGGGTCTATGTTCTCGTTTTACACGGTCCAAAGCGCGTCAAACGCAAAGATTAACGGCGTTGGCCTAAGCAATATGTACCTTGATTGCTCAGGTACGTGCTCGGGCGGTATCAACATCATTTCCATCAATAATGGGCGTTTTGACCACATCAACATCTTGCATCCAACGTATGCAGGTGTCGTAATAACGAATTACCTCGCAGGCCAGCTAGCAGAACCTGCCGATAGCCAACTGAATATTTTTAGCAACATTACTGTTCGCTGCTTAGACCTGCCCGCATGTATCAACGGCAATGGGTTTATTTTGGCAAGCAACGCGCCTGGAACCGCAGGTGGTAATACATCGTTTAATACATTCTTGTATTGCCAAGGTCAGTTTATTGATGGCACTGCGTTTTTGCTTACTGACGCCGATAACAATAACTTGATCTCTTGTCGGGCGTTTATTTCCGGCACCGGTAAAGGTATTGACGTCCAAGGCTACGGCGACAGCAATTATTTCTACAACTTTAGTTGTGGTGGATCGCCATCTAAGATTTTTATTCGCGGTATTGCTAGCGGGTTTGCTGTTGATTCAACAAACAATTGCTTCTTGTTTCCTGACCAAGGTAACGGTACAACTTACCCGCAACTTGACGCTGGATGTAAAGTCTATTGGACAGGTTCTGACGGCACGACCGTCAAATCAAGAAACACACAAGCTGTTATCACGGACTCAACATCAAACATAAACGCAGCACAATCGAATCTTGGTCTTGCATCTTTGATCATTGATAACCGATCTGCTGCTGGTTTTAGAGTCACAGATGGCACAAACGTTTGGGGTATTAACCAAACCGGCGTAAACGGCGATTTGCGCTGGTCGTGCAGTAATGGGTCATCTAAAGTTGACTTTAATAACAACGTCTTTGATAACGCGTTTTCTTACTTTCCCAACGCACCGACGACAGCATCGGCGGCTAACACGTTTCTTGACAACGCCGACAACAATCGTCTGTTTCGTGTCACATCTTCGGCTAAGTACAAGACAAACATCGAAACGCTTGAGCATCAGTACAGCGATGCGTTGTTACAAGCCAGACCTGTTTGGTATCGAAGCAAGTGCGAAGCAGACAAGAAAGAATGGTCTTGGTACGGTCTGATTGCGGAAGAATTGGCGCAAATTGACCCACGGTTGGTTCATTGGTCTTACGCTGATGATTGCTACAACATCGTTGAAATGATTGAAAAAGACGGATCAACGATTAAGACTAAAGTATTGAAAGATGACGCGCAGTTAACGCCAGAAAGCGTGCAGTACGAGCGTATTAGTGTCTTGTTGTTAGATCTGATTCAGCGTCAGCAAAAACAAATTGACGACTTAGAACTTAGGCTTTCTGGTTTAGGTGCTCACCCTCTATAAACCAAATACTAAAGTTTTAATTGACATTTAATGTAAGATTGCCCCAGACTTAAGTTTAATTACCCGTACTGGCCCGGTAGACCAGGGTTCCTTTGGAACGAAGATGACTGAGCAAGTTCAAGAAGCCTTAGCGGAAGTAGAATCCGCGCCAGCACCCGAGGTGACGGCCACCACGGAAAGTGCACAAAATGCGCCGGAAGCAGCTGAACAAGCGTCCGAACAGTCTGAGGAAAAGCGTTACACCCAGGCTGAAATAGATGCGATGATCAGCAAACGCCTTGCAAGAGAGCAACGCAAGTGGGAGCGAGAGCAGAAGCTGAGGGCCACAACGCCCAATATGCCGTCTGGTGATTTACCGACGCAAGATAGTTTTGCGACAACCGAAGACTACGCGGAAGCGCTAGCCGAACGGAAGGCAGCAGAATTACTTGCACGACGTGAAGCAGAACGACAGCGTGCCGAAGTTCTTGAGGTCTATCACGAACGCGAAGAAGAAGCGCGGTCTAAGTACGAAGACTTTGAACAAGTCGCGTACAACCCCCGTCTTCCAATCACGACAGTGATGGCCGAGACGATTCAAGCCTCTGATATTGGCCCCGAGGTGGCGTATTACCTTGGATCTAACCCAAAAGAAGCTGATCGTATTGCCAAGTTGTCGCCTTTTTTGCAGGCAAAAGAGATTGGGAAGATTGAAGCTAAGTTAAGTGAAAATCCTCCTGTTAAAAAATCGTCGAGTGCCCCAGCGCCGATTCAGCCTGTCACTCCTCGGGGTGGCAACGCAAGAGTTTTAGACACGACTGACCCACGTTCGATAAAGGAAATGTCAACGTCAGAGTGGATAGAAGCCGAGCGTCAAAGGCAGATTAAGAAATGGGAAGCTCAGAACCGAGTCCGCTAACTTTTTAAAAAGGAATTGTCATGGCAAATAGCCTACTTACCATTGACATGATTACCCGCAAGGCGCTTGAAATCCTTGAGAATAATCTTGTCTTAACCCGTAATGTAAACCGTCAGTACGACGACAGTTTTGCTGTCGAAGGCGCTAAGATTGGTTCAACTCTGCGTATCCGCCTCCCGGACCGCGCTCTGGTTACCGACGGTGCCGCGCTGCAAGTTCAGAGCGACAACGAGCAGTTCACCACGTTGACTGTTGCTTCGCAAAAGCACATCGGCGTTAACTTCACATCTGCTGAATTGACGTTGCAGTTAGACGATTTCGCAGAGCGTGTGCTTAAGCCTCGTATTAGCCAACTTGCTGCTAGCATCGACGCTGACGTTGCAAACTCGTACAAATACATCGGTAACACCGTTGGTACGCCTGGTACAACGCCTGCTACATCGCTGGTTCTGTTGCAAGCACAGCAGAAACTCAACGAGAACGCTGCGGTCATGTCGCCCCGTTACGCCACAGTCAACCCAGCCGCTAACGCTGGATTGGTCGAAGGCATGAAAGGTCTTTTCAACCCCACCGATACGATCAGCCGCCAGTTCAAAAACGGCATGATGGGTATGGGTGTGCTTGGGTTTGACGAGATCAACATGTCTCAGTCGATCAAGCAGTTCACCACTGGCTCGCGTACAGCGACCGGCGGCACGACTTCGGCTGCTGTGACAAGCGAAGGCGCAACCACTATCGCCATCACAGGCGCTGGTGCTAGCGCGACGGTTAAAGCTGGCGATGTGTTTACCGTGGCTGACTGCTATGCAGTTAACCCACAGACACGCGAGTCCACTGGATCGCTGTTCCAGTTCGTTGCAACGGTTGACGTCACGCTGAACGGCTCCGGCGCGGGTAACATTACTGTTGCTCCTATCTATTCGGCAGCTAACGCTTTAGCTACCGTGGATAGCCTCCCCGCTACTAGCAAGGCCGTAACGTTTGTCGGTGCAGCTTCATCGCAGTACCCACAAAACTTGGTCTACCACAAAGATGCAATCACGTTCGCTACCGCCGATCTGATGATGCCGCAAGGCGTTGATATGGCGTCGCGTCAGGTTCATAACGGTATTTCGATGCGTATTGTCCGCCAGTACGACATCAACAACGACCGTATGCCCTGCCGTATTGACGTGCTGTACGGCTACAGCGTGATCCGTCCTCAAATGGGCGTTCGTCTCTGGGGCTAATCAATAAGGGGGCTACGGCCCCCTACCAAATTATTTTTGAAAGGATCTATCATGGCAATTCCTAACGGTGCTGGTGGCTATCAGTACAACGACGGTAATACCGGCGAGGCTTTGTTGTTTGTCCAGGGTGCACCCACTGCGCTAACCGGCGCAGCAACGGTCACCGCCGCGCAACTGGCTAATGGTCTGTTCACGTTTGATGGCACCGCTGGTGCTATGACGTTGCCGACTGTTGCGTTGCTCGAAGATGAAATTTCTTCGGCAGCTAAGGTCAACGCTGCGTTCACGTTTGCAGTCGTCAACATTGATGGTACTGACGCTGTGACCGTAACCGCAGGTACGGGCTGGACGATTGTTGGTACCGCTGCGGTATCGGCTAACACGTCTTCGCAGTGGCTAGCACGCAAGACCGGTACCGGTACTTGGACGGCTTATCGTATTGCGTAATTGATAGGGGGTTCGCCCCCTATTTTTAAAAGGATTAGCTATGTCAAACACTAAACCTATTGGCGTTGCTTACACAGACCAAGACATTATCGGCGCACAGTACGTGCTGTCCGATGAGCAGTTTGGTTATACAGCAGCCGCGCAAGGTACGGTAACTCAAGCTACTAGCAAGTCTACAGCCGTAACGCTGAACAAGCCTGCCGGTCAAATCACGATGAACAACGCAGCTTTGGCGAGCGTAACCAACGTAACATTTACGTTGAACAACTCGTTCATTTCTGCAAACGACATTTTGATTTTGAACGTAAGCGGCGGCGCTACTGCGGGCGCGTATAACTGCTGGGTATCTGGTTTAAGTGCTGGGTCGGCGTCTATTACGGTACGCAACATTTCGGGTGGATCGTTGTCTGAAGCAGTTGTTATTAATTTTGCTCTTATCCACTGCGTGTAAGGAAGGGGGCTTCGGCCCCCAATTAAACTATGGCCGTCATCTACCTCCGCCATGCCTCGCATGGTGCTAAAGTTGCAACATCTGACATGGAAGCTGACCGTGACAGAGAGAATGGTTGGGAAGATTACGATCCTAACAAGGTAAACGTTGAGTCTGCGTCGGACGACATTGAGCCTGTTAACGAACTTCAGCCTCGTCGCCGCAGTCGTAGGACTCAGGAGGCCGAACTATGACCACTGCTGCTGAACTCATTGACGGGTCGCTTAGACTCCTTGGCGTATTAGCGGAAGGTGAAACACCTTCTGCGGCTGTTATGCAAGACTCCATCATGGCGATGAACCAGATGATTCAGTCTTGGGACACCGAACGTCTGTCAGTGTTCAGTACGCAAGATCAAGTGTTCACTTGGCCTGCTAACGTCCTTTCGCGCACGTTAGGTCCAACGGGCGACTTTGTGGGTAATCGTCCTATTGAGATCGACGACGCCACGTACTTTAAAGATCCTTCCTCTGGACTATCGTTTGGCGTTAAGTTGATCAACCAGCAGCAGTACGATGGCATCGCGTTTAAGACGGTCACATCGACGTATCCGCAAGTTCTGTGGGTCAACAACACGTTTCCGAACATCGAAATGTATGTCTACCCTGTACCCATTAAGGCGCTAGAGTGGCACATCATCTCGGTGCAGACGCTTGATGAAGTATCGAGCGTTGCTACAGATATTTATTTCCCACCAGGCTATCTGCGTGCGTTTCGCTACAACTTAGCCTGTGAATTAGCACCTGAGTTTGGTGTTGAGCCATCGCCTCAAGTGCAGCGTATTGCGATGACAAGCAAGCGCAACATCAAGCGTATCAACTTCCCCGGCGATCTTATGGCTATCCCATACCCGATTGTTGCAACGCGTCAACGGTACAACATCTACGCTAACAACTTCTAATGAAAACGCCGATCTTAGGCTCGTCCTACGTTGCACGGTCCGTCAACGCAGCCGATGCGAGAATGGTCAATTTGTTTCCGGAAGTTGTGCCCGAGGGTGGCAAAGAACCCGCGTTTCTTCAGCGCTGTCCTGGGCTGTTAAAACTTGCAACTATAGGTACAGGTCCGATTAGAGGGTTATGGACCTTTTCGTCTGACAGCAGGGTTGCGTTTGTAGTATCAGGTAATTCGCTATACAAAATTACGACCAACTACACACCGACGCTGATTGGCACAATAGCAGGCGCAGGACCAGTAAGTATTGCTGATAACGGCACGCAAGTTTTTATTGCGGCTAACGGGCCAAGCTACATTTATAACAACGTTACTAATGCGTTTTCGCAGATCTTTGACGTAGATTTTCCCGGTGCGGTGACGGTTGGCTACCTTGATGGTTATTTTGTCTTTAACGAGCCTAACAGCCAGCGCATCTGGGTCACGCAACTGCTTGATGGCACGTCCATTGACCCGCTTGACTTTGCTAGCGCAGAAGGCTCACCTGATGGCGTGGTGGGCCTTATCGTCGATCACCGCGAAGTATGGGTCTACGGTACAGGGACGGTTGAGGTCTGGTACGACACAGGGTCGTCTGACTTTCCGCTTCAGCGCATCCAAGGCGCGTTTAATGAGATCGGGTGCATCTCTGCGTACACGATTGCCAAGATGGATAACGGGCTGTTTTGGCTCGGCGCAGACGCTCGTGGGCAAGGTATTGTCTATCGCGCTAACGGTTACACCGGCCAGCGCATCAGTACGCACGCCGTCGAATGGCAGATCCAGCAGTACAGCACGCTAACCGACGCAATCGCCTACACCTATCAGCAAGACGGCCATAGTTTTTACGTCTTAACGTTCCCCAGCGGCAACGCAACTTGGGTTTACGACGTCGCTACAGGCGCTTGGCATGAACGTGCCGGTTGGGATAACGGACTGTTTACGCGGCATCGCAGCAATTGCCAGATGGCGTTCAACCATAAAATTGTCGTTGGCGATTATCAAAACGGCAACATTTACGCGTTTGACTTAAATACTTACGCTGATAACGGTCAGACGCAAAAGTGGCTGCGGTCGTGGCGGGCGCTGCCCACCGGTCAGAACAACCTCAAGCGCACCGCGCAGCATTCGATGCAGATCGACATTGAGTCGGGCGTTGGTCTGAACGGCATACCTTTGCAAGACAGTTACCTGACCACGGATGTCACAGAACCCATCAACTATTTCTTGTTGTCTGAGGGTGGCGATTCGCTGATTGACGAGGACACGTCTGTAGAGTCGATTTACCTAACGACAGACATTATCGAGACCAACGACTACTTTTTAGTGTCTGAAGAAGGCGCATACTTCATTGAAGAAGAAATGGCGGGCGTACAAGGCGCTGACCCCGAGGTCATGCTGCGCTGGTCAGACGATGGCGGGCATACGTGGTCTAACTATCGCACAGCATCGATTGGCAAGATCGGCGAGTTCTACCGTCGCGTATGGTTCCGTAGGCTGGGTATGACGCTACAGTTGCGCGATCGGGTGTACGAGTTGTCGATGACGGACCCTGTGAAAACAGCGCTGATGGGCGCAGAACTTTTGATCAGCCCCACCAATGCCTAGTCCTAGCGCCACTCCGACGCCGATCACGCCCCCGCGTGTGCCGTTCATCGACGCACGTACGGGTTTGATCGACCGCGCCTGGTATCAGTTCTTTTTGTCGTTGTATCGCACCGCTGATACAGTCGTTAACGATAGTGTTTCTAACTTAGGGTTGGAGTCGCTTATCGCCTCGTAT